GAGGTCTGTTTGAAGGGGGTCTTTGGATGCAGGGGGGTTATATTTTCTGACATTGCCCATTTCTTTCCTCAGAATTGCCAGTAAACCTTCTGATGCCAAAAACTTCATAGCCTCTGAATCAGCCTCAATTGTCATAACCGCGCCACCGTCATCACACTCAAGGATATCAATAACGTTTATTTCCATAAATTTGTCCCCTAGTACATATGTACTATATAGTACATATATGTATTATATATAATATTACATATCTAGTTAAAGTACACAATGTACTATATACTGAACTTGAGGTGCAACGTCTCCCGGCACCTCCGGTGGGGTCGAGCTTCCTCCCTAGCTCCCCCACCGTCATATTTTGGGAGAAGGGGGCATAATGACAGACAACATAATTCAATTTCCAAGTACGAATCCGCTTGACGAAGAAGCCGAGTTGGACCCAAAAGAAATGATGTCTGTTATTCAGGAGGAAGTGGAGATGACTGAAGCCATGGTTATAGGATGGACCGAAGAGGGAAACCTTTTCATGGCTACGTCTCATGGCAGGGCGCCCGACATGGTGTTTTTGTTAGAGTTGGCAAAGTCAGTATTGATGAATAGATGCGTTTCTGATGGCTAAGTCTGCAACAGTATCGGTAATGGATAAGATATCCAAACTGCCGCCTGACCAAAAGCAAGAGATAATCGAGCTTCTTGAAGAGCTTGAGGAAGCTAAGCAAAAAGAAAACTCAAGAACGGACTTCCTAACATTCGTAAACAGGATGTGGCCATCGTTTATTGGTGGGCGACACCATGAAATTATGGCGGATGCATTTGAGCGCGTAGCTAATGGAGAGCTGAAGCGCCTGATTATCAACATGCCGCCCCGACATACCAAGTCTGAGTTTGCCTCATATTTGTTTCCAGCTTGGTTTTTAGGCAGATACCCAGAGAAGAAAATCATTCAAACAGCGCATACAGCCGAACTTGCTGTTGGGTTTGGACGTAAGGTCAGAAACCTAATTAACCAAGATGACTTCCAAGAGGTGTTCCCCGGAATAAACCTTTCATCTGACTCAAAGGCGGCTGGTCGTTGGAACACAAACAAGCGAGGTGATTATTTTGCTATTGGTGTTGGTGGTGCAGTCACTGGTAAGGGCGCTGATGTCCTCATTATTGATGACCCGCACTCGGAGCAGGAGGCGGCACTGGGGGCTTACAACCCAGATGTCTACGACAAAGTGTACGAATGGTACACGTCAGGACCGAGACAGCGTCTGCAACCGGGCGGAGCAATCATTGTAGTGATGACAAGATGGTCTGTTAGGGATTTGACAGGCTCAATCATGAAGTCCGCAACTCAAAGGGACGGCGCGGATGAGTGGGAAGTAATCGAATTTCCGGCAATTATGCCATCTGGTGACCCGTTATGGCCTGAGTTTTGGCCTTTAGACCAATTAGAGGCACTAAAAGCTGAACTTCCTGTGTCCAAGTGGTCTGCTCAGTATCAGCAAGACCCAACTTCGGAAGAGGGAGCGCTAATTAAGCGAGAGTGGTGGCAGGAATGGGAAAGCGACAGCCCGCCACCGTGCGAAGCAATCATACAAAGCTGGGATACTGCGTTTTTGAAAACGCAACGAGCTGACTATTCTGCCTGCACAACATGGGGAGTGTTCCATCACCCCAATGACCAAGGCGAAACAGTGCCTAATCTTATACTTTTGGATGCGTACAAGGAAAAGTTGGAGTTCCCAGAGCTAAAGCGCGCCGCATATGATAAATATTGGGAATATGAACCTGACCAGATGGTTGTGGAGAAAAAAGCCTCTGGTGCGCCTTTGATTTTTGAATTACGAGCTATGGGAATACCCGTAACGGAGTTTACACCTTCGCGCGGACAGGATAAGATAGCTAGAGCGAATGCAGTTAGTGATTTATTTGCTTCCGGCGTCATATGGGCGCCGCCTACAAGATGGGCAGAGGAAGTTATTGAAGAATGTGCCGCATTCCCTGCGGGAGAACATGATGACTTAGTTGACTCTACCACCCAAGCTCTACTGAGGTTCCGACAGGGAGGGTGGATTAGAAGCTCAATGGATGAATGGGATGACGAACCAAGTTACAAAAGACCAGTGGAATATTACTAAAACCTTCGTGTTGCGATACGTTGTCCACGCTGAAGTGGATAGCTACAAGAAGAAGGGGTGGAAGGTGGTCAATGACCTCTCAGGCTCCCACCATGGTAGATATTCTGTTATTATGCAAAAACCAGACGAATTACAGGATTGATTGATATGGCTGTCGAAAAACAAATGTCCCCTGCTGACTTGGACGTAGAAGACACAGAAGAAGTTCAGGTTGAGGTAGTAAACCCAGATGCAGTCGGCATTTCTGTTGATGGCGAATCTATGGTAATTGATTTTACTGGCGAAATGAGCGAGGACATTATTGGCCCAGAGCATGACGCCAATATTGCTGAATATATTGATGAGGCTGAACTTCAGTTTATTGCATCAGAGCTTGTGGATGATTTTGTTGCAGACAGACAGTCCCGCAAAGAGTGGGCGCGTAGTTATGTTAAAGGCCTAGACCTCCTTGGAATGAAAATTGAAGAGCGCACCCAGCCATGGGCAGGCGCCGCTGGCGTGTTTCACCCAGTATTGACTGAAGCAGTTGTAAGGTTTCAGGCACAGGCAATGGGGGAATTGTTCCCCGCTTCTGGACCAGTGCGTACCAAAATTCTTGGCAAGCGCGACCCAGAAAAAATGGAACAAGCGCAACGTGTTGAAAACGAAATGAATTATCTTCTCACTGAGGAGATGACTGAATATCGTGATGAGACAGAGCAGATGCTGTTCAGGCTTCCGCTTGCTGGCTCCGCGTTTAAGAAAGTTTATTACGACCCAATCAATGAGCGCCCAGCCGCAATGTTTGTCCCGGCAGAGGATTTCGTTGTTTCCTATGGCGCCGCTGATTTGGCAACGGCTCCACGTTACACCCATGTAATGAAGAAGACGCCTAATGACATTATCGAACTTCAGGTTAATGGCTTTTACCTTGATGTTGACTTGCCTGACCCAGAACCAGATTACTCAGATATCCAAGAAAAGTACGATGAGATTGATGGCGAAACCGCCGTTCTGGAGGATGATGACAGACACACCATCCTTGAAATTCATGCTGACTTGAACTTACCTGAACCATTTGATGACCCAGATGGCATTGCCCGCCCATATGTGGTGACAATCGACAAGTCCAGTTTGACGATACTGTCTATTAGGAGAAACTGGTATGAAGACGATATTAAAAAGCGTAAGAGAGCGCACTTTGTTCACTACCGATACTTACCGGGACTTGGGTTCTATGGAACGGGTCTTATTCATCTTATTGGTGGTCTTGCTAAAAGTGCCACAAGTATTCTTCGTCAACTTATTGACGCGGGTACACTATCTAACCTCCCCGCTGGTCTTAAAGCTCGCGGGCTTCGTATTAAGGGTGACGATTCGCCTCTCATGCCGGGCGAGTTCCGCGATGTGGACGTGCCGGGTGGTGCAATTCGGGATTCGATTGCATTCCTTCCTTACAAGGAACCATCAGCGGTACTATACCAATTGCTCGGAAATATCGTGGAAGAGGGGAGACGGATTGGCTCCGTTGCTGACGTACAAGTTGGAAACCTCAACCCGCAAGCCCCGGTCGGAACTACGCTCGCGTTAATGGAGCGCTCAATGAAGGTGATGTCCGGTGTTCAAGCCAGACTACACGCCACATTGAAAAAAGAATTAAGAATATTAGGTAAGATTGTAAAAGACTACATGGGTCCATCATACTCCTATGAATTAGATGAGGACTTCAGCAGACAGGAGGACTTTGATGATAGGGTTGATATTATCCCAGTTTCAGACCCCAACGCCGCCACCATGGCACAAAGGGTTGTGCAGTATCAAGCCGCTATGCAACTTGCTCAACAGGCTCCGAATCTCTACGACTTGGGTAAGCTCCATCGCCAAATGCTCGAAGTGCTTGGCATCAAAGACGCGGAACAAATCGTAAAGCTCCCTGATGACATCAAGCCAGCTGACCCTGTTACAGAAAACATGGCAGTTCTGAAGCAAGAGCCTATCAAGGCCTTTAAGTATCAAGACCATGAGGCCCACATTCAGGTACACCTTGCCGCCGCGCAAGACCCTAAATTGCAAGAAATTATTGGTCAGTCTCC